GCCTACCATTGTTGACCTTGCTGAATATCTTGAGCTGACTGTTGATGACGTAAAAGATCTTATGTGCAAAGCACGTCAACCAACGTCGCTTGAAATCAAAATTGGAGAGAATCATGACACTGCACTGATTGATTTACTTGAAGATGAAAGTCAACTGCCTGACCTCCTTCTTGAAAAAGAGTTCATTAAAACTGACATTCAAGAAAGGATCGAAGAGCTTCCAGATATGCAGGCTGCTGTGATTCGTATGCGTTTTGGCATTGGTCCTGAACTTAAAGAGCCTATGTCAATGACGGCAATTGGTCAGGCACTTAACATGAGCCGTGATCGAGTACGAACGCTTGAAAACAAAGCGCTCCGCGCACTTCGTGAGGAAGATGATCTACTTGCTGACTATCTCTAATAAAATAGAGATAAAGGGCAAGTCACAACATGGACGTAACAGATCAAGTACTTAAGTTTCACCAACTGTACGGCGGAAGTGACAATACCAATCCTGACCGGTTGGCAGCTTCCTATTCGATTAACTATGCTCACGGCACTTCGATCAATAACCCGATTGAAGTGTCGTTTACATCTATTCCTTACACAATGAAGTTTAAGGATAGTGTTGGACTAATGGGTGTCGAGAATATTTTCTATAAGGTCAACCTGAATATTGACAGGGTTGGAGGATGCCTTGAGGACGAAGGGTATGAATGTATGAAAGTGACGTGGGTTGACGAACTAGATCCAGGCTGGGATGGTGCTGTAGCGGACTTCTCTTTAGATACACTACCTATCTTTAACTACTACGAACCTGCACGTGTAAGTTCAGATCTACCTAAGTTTCAGTGCCCGCGCTGCACAGTAGGTGTGAATAACATCGGTACCGGAAACAAATGGAATGATGATTGGCTTGACGTTCGTTTGTATGATCAAAACAAACAGCCAATTCAGGAAGATAGCTTCTGGATCAACGCAAAAAGTTCGTTCTATATTGGCTTCCACGCCAGGAATACTCGACGTTTGCCTTTCAATGTAGAGATAAAAATAGGCGAGCAGTATTTGCCCGCCGATCAGATTAAGAAATCAAAGTGTGGCGCAGTTGCCTGTGCCTGTTAGTCACACTCTTTTTCTACTTTAATCTTGCGGTAACTACGCTTTGGCTCTTGTTCAGTTGAATCACGTGAGATTGGAGGAGCCGGAGCAGGAGGCGGAGGAGGAGCCGGAATGTTGCCGTCAATGGTGGCTTGATCCAGAACCTTGTAGAACCACTTAGCATTCCGTGCTTTAACGCGAGGTGCAACGTATTCTGCAACAATGGTGCCTGTTGCCGTGTCAGCAACACCAACACGTTCGATTTCACTCTGCTCAGACAGAATGAGTGCAAGTGGGTCTCCGTCATAACGAATACGTAGACGGGTACTAAAGCTGCAAGGAATCAGCAACTCGTAAGCAGAGCCTTCAATTGCAATCTTTGCACCAGAGACATAGATTTTCTGGTTAGCTTTGCGTTCCCACCATTTAGGAAAGAAGTGCACGTTTCCGCTAGGAGGTAGCACAATGCTAAGTACAGTTGCGGCTCCATCTGCAGAGTGCTCTGCAACCCTTTTAAAACCTACCAACTTCAGTGATTCGGCCATCTAATTAATTAATTCACCTCTTTCTATTGTAATCATTATTCGGACCTCTTTCGCCAACACAAATTATCGGCACTGCAATTAGATTTGTTGCCGTCTTTGTGATGAACAATAGAACAACCTCGTTGCCTTCCAGGTTTAGTAGGAGGACTATCTAAGAATGCAAGAGCTACAAGTTTATGTACAGGCACAGTTACTGCCCTCTTTCTGCCTATTCGTTGAGTTAAATTAACAACAGGGTAGCCATTAGCACTTGTTTTAGGTTTAAGAATGCGTTCAATAACACCTTTAGTTGACTTTACATGACCATGCTCATTGACGTAATATTCAATACAGCACTCAAACCCAGCAAGAGTGTGGACAGGGACCCATTTACTGCTATCAATGAATTCCATAAAATATTGGGATACTGACCCTATTCTAGTGAATTAGGATCTATTATTTTAAGTATGCGGCAAGTAAGTTGCCCATAAAACCTTTATAGCTTTGGAGCATTACATCCTATGTGGATCGATAATGATTTTCCGAAGCTTCTTGGTGCAGAGCTTTACCGCCCTCACCCGGCTTACATCATTGAGATGGCAGTCGAGCCTGTGGTGGTACATGACTTCAGTAAGCAGCCCGGCCAGACCGTTCAACTGGACCGCTATCGCTTCTGGGGCAAGCCTGGTACCAAGGAGTCTCGGGAACGTACTGCAGATCAAACTCTTGGTTCCGCCTCTGCACGGAACATTGTGAAGGACAAGGTTCTCGTGACGCTTCGTGAGTACACCGGCCCCGCCGACACTCGTGACGCCACTCAGCCTTCGACCTTCAAAGTTGCACGTGAGACCCTGATCACTGCTCAGCGTCTCTTGCTTGATACCGGCAACCTGAACGTCTTCCACCAGTCCATTGGTTCTCTGACCCTGCTCGACGACTATCGTCGTTGGCGCGATCGGGTGTTCGCTAACGAACTCCTGAAAGCAGAAGCTTGTGGCGCCGCTTCAGAAGAAGCTGGTGGTTACTACCTACCTGGTGGTAAGGAGAAAGGCGGAGTTGGCGGCACCCTGGGTGTTACCTACGACGCTGGCGAAAGCGCCAAGTTCGATGTCACCACTGACCTCCTTGAAGTGGTCAAGGACATGCGTAAGCGCAACGTCCCTACCTTTGCAGACGGCTACTACCGCTGCATCTGTGACCCCACCGCAATGATGCACCTCCGTCAGAACTCTGACTTCCGTGAGATTGCTCGTTACCCGGGTCAAGGAATCATCAACCCGATGAACCCCATCCAAGGTCCTTCCGCAAACTACTTCCAAGGAATGGGTCCTGCCTACGGTCAAGCCGGCTTTGTTGCTGGTCAACCCGTTATGCCGACTGGCTTCCTCTTTGAGGGTGTCCGTTGGTTTGAGTCCACCAACCTGCCTGAGACTCACTACAACCTCGTCGTGACTGACGAAGATGCTGATGCCCAAGACTATGGTGCAGCTCAGTTGATCTTCTTTGGTCCCCAGGCTGTCGGTGTCGGTATTGGTGGTAACAACGCTCAGATCTTGCTGAACAACAACGATGACTTCTCTCGTTTCATCATCATGATCTGGAGTCTGTTCGCCGGTTTTGAAGTCCTGAACAAAGACTTCATCACGGTTGGTTACTCTTTCGTTTATTGATAGGAGAACTAACTAATGGCTAAACAACGCGATTACTACACCTGCTTTAATGCAGAAACCCGCCGTGATTGGAACAATGTGATCCTTCCCGGCAACTATGTCAGCCGCTTGAACGCTTATCGCGATCAAGGCGTGACTGCTATCCCCGGCGTGAACTTCTTCCGCCAAGTCGGTGCTGTTGTCATCACCCCTGAAGACAACTGCGGCTCTCTCCTCGATGCCAACGGCGAACTGCCCGCTGGTACCTACGCGGTGAAGATCCTCAGCCCCGACCTCCGTCCTGACGACAAGCCTCGTCTGGACCGTGCGATGACTGTGCCTGCTGGCGCAACCATCTATCGCACTGCTGTGAACGCCCTCAACCTGACCGGCGTTCCTGATGCTACGACTGGCGATATGGCTGGTGGCGACACCATCACCGTTGCCCAAACCGACGCTTCCGTTGGTTCGATCCCCGCAGCACAAGCAGCTGTCCTGACCTCCTCTGACGGTACCGCCGTCGACGGCTACTGCTCTGAGATCCCTGCTGGTTACTTCAACGCCTGCGGCGCTGTTGCAGCAGATCCCTTCGCTGGCCTGTCTGGTCTGACCCAGCTGGTCAAGGATTGTGATCCTGCGGTTAACGAGGACGTGCTCGTTGCCGTGACGACCGCTACCCCGCTGAAGCCCCTGTGCTACTGCGGCGGCGGCTCGGGTTACGCCAACGCTGACCCCGATAACGGTCAGACCGCCATCTTGGTGGAAGTGTGCTTCTTCATGGATGCACCTGCCCCCATTGGTGATGACGTGAACCTGCCCTTCCCGATTGAAGCTGGTCAGTCCCGTAACTGATAATCAATCAAATAAAGAGCTCCACATCTGGGGCTCTTTTTTTGTGGCTATAATCAAGTGAGAGAGAATACTAGGGTACATTTATGTCTCAAAATAATGGTCTGTTTCAAGATACAAAGACCGGTAAACTCGTAGAGTTTATTAGCAAGCATGACAAAGAATTTGCAATGGTGCGTGACGCTGGTGGAGTGATAAGCTATGTCACCTTGGAGCAGCTTGTCCCGTACAGTAAAGAGAAGGGACGGCTAGAGAAAGTTGCAGCTCCTGAAACTACTCCGCCGAAGGAAGAAGAAGCACCCAAGACTGCAGTGCCGCTGGAAGATACTCGATTGAATCTGAACACAGCTACTGCTGAGATTATCTCCAAGCGGCTTCCCGGGGTTGGCTATGCAACAGCTAAGCGGATCATTGAACTACGACTGTCACTGTCTGGTGAGCGCTTCAGTAATCTCAAACAACTTGAAAATATCCCTCGTGTCAATTGGGAGCAGCTAATTGAAGAAGACCTTATCTTCATTAGTTAAACTAGATATATCAATTGATAAGTAGATATGGCCCTACCAACGCCAGAAGAAGTCCTTGCGTATCAAATTCAGCAAGAAAATCAGGGCCTGATTTCCCCGGCAGCTGTAGGGACCATGGGTGCAGCAGGTGGTGCAGCCCTAGGAGTAGCTGCAGGCAGCATCCCTCACGCTGTAGGCGTAGGGATTAACAGAGGATTAGATGCTGTAGCACCACATCATCCAAAGACCAAAGGAACCAAGGGTGCCCCTGCTCAATCACTTAAAGCTGTGCCACGTGGTCGGCTGCTCCGTCCTGGATTCCGTATGGCAGGCGGACTGGTTGGAGCAGTTCTTGGCGGTGGCTTAGGAGTCGGAATGCGCGAAGAGATGATCAGGAACTCACCCGAGGCTGCAATGCTTGCCAAGCTGCAGTCTGGAACGTACACAATCAATGATCAACAGCAATTAGAGCATCTGCTTGAAGGCACGTATCAGCGTATGGGAGTTCTGTGATGCAACTAGATGA